ATAATGCACAATTTAATGAAAACAATTTAGTAATTTTAGCAGACGTTTATGGTGATATTTGGAAATTTTGGCATGATTGGATTAGTAGTATATTTGATTTTACAGATCCATCTGGCTATACATTAATGTATAAAGAAGATTATGCAACAACAATAGAAATAGTAGTTTATGACTTTGAAGGTAATGCAGTTCAATTAGTAACATTGAATGATGCATTTCCAACTGCAATAAGAGATATTCCATTGAATTGGGGCGACCAAGGAAATCTTGTTAAAATGAATATCAATATTGCATATACGGATTACACAATAGAAAATTTGGCTTAATATAATGGAGTTATAATATGTCTTTGCCGAAAATAGATTATCCAATTTACACAATTAAAATACCATCAACTGATAAGAATTGTAAATTTAGACCTTTTTTAGTAAAGGAAGAAAAACTCCTATTGATGGCAAAAGAATCAAGTGAGTCAAGTGATATTTTAATCGCGATTAAACAAGTTGTTAACAATTGTTGTTTAGAAAAAAACTTTGATGTTAACAAATTAGCAATATTTGACCTTGAATACGTATTCATAAAATTAAGATCTTTATCAGTTGATAACGTCGTAAAGTTATCATACAAAGATACAGAAGATGAAAAAGATTATTCATTTGATGTTGATTTGAGTAAGATTGAAGTTGTATTTCCAAAAAATGTGGATAATAATATTAAGATAACTGATAAATCTGGTATATTGATGAAATATCCATCAGCTAATTTATATGATGATAAAGAATTTTTAAATTTAGAAAAAGATTATCTATTTGAACTTATTATTCGTTGCATGGATAAGATTTACCTAGAAGATAACATTTATGAAATAAAAGATTATTCTAAAAAAGATTTAGAAGAATTTTTAGATGGATTAAGTTTAAAAACATTTGAACAAATTAATAATTTTTTAACAAATACTCCAAAACTTGAATATGTAATAAACTATAAAAATTCTCTAGAACATGACAGAAAGGTCGTTCTAAATTCGTTAAATGATTTTTTTATGTTTCGCTGAGTCATAATAATTTAAAAAACTATTATGTTACTATATTCTCTTTGGCTCAGCACCATAAATATTCAATTAATGAAATTGAAAATTTATTACCATTTGAACGAGATGTGTATGTTGATATGTTATCTAATCACTTAAAAGAAATAGAAGAAGCCAAAAGCAAACAATAAAGAGATATAAATGGCCGCTGAAGAATTAGTAGAAATATCAAGACAAGTTTCAAGTATATCTTCAATGACGAACAATTTTCGTCAAATGGCTTCTCAACACAACGAGAATATTTCTAGAATATTAAAAGATGTTCATAATGTTATATTCAGTCAACGTAATGAAGTAGACAGATTAAATACTTCTCTAGCGACATCTATTTCTGAAATGCAAAGTCATGCAGCTAAAGCAGCTTCAACTTCTAATTCTTTATTACAACAAAGTTTGTTCACACAACAAACTATGATTACTGAGTTAAGAGAAATTCAAAAAGCTTTGAAAAATATTGGTAATTTATCAGGCGGTGGTAACAGCAGCGGAAATAGTATTGGAAATTCATTAGTAAATGGTGCTGTATCTAAAAGTTTATTATTAAGCGCATCTAAAATATTTGGTGCAACAGCTGCTGGTGCATTATTTGGCGGTATAGCAGCTAAAATGTCCGAAGAACCTTCAAAAACAACACCTGATGCAACTCCATCAGCCGAACCTTCAAAAACAACACCTGATGCAACTCCATCAGCGCAACCATCAGCTACTAATTCAAACAGTCAAAACATTACACCTACAAATGGATCATATGGCGCCGCTGAAAAAAACGGTTCAAATGGTCGTTTACCAGATAGTTCATTGGCTTCTATTGGTGAAGGAAGATTAAGGGCACAACCTTCGGCTGCAGAAGCATACAAAGCAATGAAAAATGCTGCCAGTGGAGACAGAGTAAATATAAACTCAACTGATGCTTATAGAACTTACGAAGAACAAGTTGATGTTAAAAGAAGAAAACCAACCCTTGCGGCAACTCCAGGAAAATCAAATCACGGTTGGGGGCTAGCTTTCGATATAAAAACAAAAGAAGGTGATAACACCTTTAAATGGATGACTGAAAATGCCTCCAGATTTGGGTTCAAAGGGCCATTGAGAAATCCCTATGAACCATGGCATTGGGAATATGTTGGCGGTGGTTCAAACAGAAACAACCAACAACAAGTTGCAAAAGGTTCTAATGCATCTAACAGCGCTGAAGGAGGGGCTACTAATAACGCACCTCCTGCTCCATCCGCATCAGCTGGAGCAACATCTTCTCGTTCGCCAGAAGGCGCTGGCGGCAAAGACGCTGTTCCAACAAACGTTTCTGAGCAACCATCGGGTGGAAATATGGGGGGTGTATTTGGTTCACTACAAGGTATGTTGCCATCAGCTTCTGGTATGTTACAAAGATCGCCTGATATATTATCACGATCCCTTGGTATGTCTTTCCCTCAAATTGGAGAACATGCTACATTAGAACAAAGAAATCAATATAGAGATTCAGTTTCTAATATAATGAGTCAGGCAATACAAGGTGCATTACCACAAGCCCAAAGAGAATATGATAGAACAATGCCTAGATACGAGCAACAACAATCTTCATCAAGAAAATCCGATGTTGGTGCAGACGAACATACAAGAGAATTCTTTGATAATAGAATGATGAGTAAGTTTATGGATGAGCTTATATACACATTCAATCATGATATGAGCAGAATCAGGACATAAAAAAAGGGGAGCCAAAGCTCCCCTTAATCACATAATATATCACCAAAAGTTAGCGTGCCAAACTTTTAAAGTGTGCCATCAAATCATCTTCATCTTCTTCATCAGCTGCATAGTCAGCGGCTGGACGTTTAGCAGGAGCTGACTCCTTAAACTTAGGAGCTTCATCTTCACGAGCCCATGGCAAATCTTCTTCTTCTGCGCGAGCAACCTTATTCTTAGGTGTTTCTGCATCATCAAGAACCTTCAACAAACGGCTCTGAAGTTCTTCATATGACTTGAAGTTCTTTGGTTCAAGGAATTCCTTGAGTGAGTGTTCACTCTTCCAAACCTTTTCAAGTTCTTCATCATCATTAAGAAGAGGCTTAATTGAATCAAACTCTGACTTATCATAGTTACGATATCCATCAACCTGACGGATCTTCAACTTAAAGTTTGCACCAGCCCAAAGATCAAATGGGTTCATTGGCTTTTCATCAGCGAATTGAGGATTCATAGCTTCATTGAGCTTATCAAAGATCTTCTTACCATACTTGAACAAGAAAACCTTACCTTCATTGGAAGGATTACCTTGATCAGTTACAACATAGATATTTGAGATATAATGAAGGCGGCGCTTCTGCTTACGAGCCTGTGTGCGCTCAGGTGACTTATCATCAGTAGTTGAGTTCCAAAGTTTAGAATTATATTCAGAAACTGGATCTTGCTTACCAATAGTGGTCAATGAGTTTTCAATGTACCACAAACCAGTTGGACCTTGGAAACCATGGTCAAACATACGAATGAAAGGAACATCTTCATCTGGAGGAGCAGGAAGAAAACGGATAACGGCGTAACCATTTTGCGCTTTATCAACAGTTGGTGTCCAAAAGCGTTCATCTGCGCCTTTAGATTCTTGATTACCTGCAACCTTTGCAAGTTCAGCTGTCAATGTTTCGAGGGATTTCTTGCCAGAATTGGCTTTAAGTGTAGAAAAGTTAGACATATGTAATCTCCGTATATTTTGTATCAGTATGAAAGTATATTGGTTGATAATATTCAACCGCAACATTATTTAGTATACTACTCTTTATCAAAATAGTCAAGTGCAATTTTAATCATCTTTTCCTTTTCATATTTTATAAAGGGTGTATATTTTTCAACTTTGGTCTTAATCTCTTCCCAAACTAAATCATATTGTAATTTCTCATCCCATATTTTCTTATTACCAGAAAATAAAAGTAAAAGACACATTGTTTCTAAAGAGATTTCAGAACCAAGATATAACTTCAACAATAAAGGGTGTTCGCCATCTTTACAGATAAAGTTATTTTTTAAAACAGAATCAAGTTTACCAAGTTCCTGTTTAAAAATGTAAGACAAAGACTGTTGACGTTTAGTCCAATCTTTGTATGTTTTCTCAGCAACCTCACTATACGCCAATTCTTTAATCCATGTTTTAGGATTATATGAAAGATTAGCAAGTAAGAAGTTATGAGGGTCAGAGTGTTTTGCTAATTTTTGAAAGTAAAGTTTATCTTTACGCGAATCAAATGCCGCAACATTTGCTCTCATTTTACCATTGTATTTGAAGTAATCATAACTCGGCTTGGTGAAATGATTCTTCAACGCCAAGTATTCTTTATAACAATCAAATGCTGACATATTATGGGTTGAGTCCATAGCTTTTGAAAAACTTTATTAATTCTTTTTGAAAGTATTGCGGCGACATTGTTAGATATGTACTGAACAATCCAGGGATAGGATCTGCCTTTTTTTCCATAACATAATACCCACGATCCTCAAGAGCATCAATTAACTGTTCATCACTGAAATTCTTTACATATTTGTGGTCAAAAAACTCATCTTCAAGGCCACGCCAACAAATTTCATCAATCAATTCAAGATCATTGAAATCGTCAATACTACATTCAACCTCTTTTACTATGCCCATTACGAAGCCTCCTCTTCATATCTTTCTCAACTTTTAAATGAAGTTTAAACATATGATATAGACCTTTTTCTCTACCATATGCTTCAATTTCCCATGGAGTTTCCCAATAATTGATTTTTGACTCATCAATTTTTTCACCACGCCATTTAACATGGCTGGTTCGAACATAATCAATCAGTTCTCCTTTTGCATATTGCTTAAGATGAACCAATTCATGAGCTAACGCCATCAACATTTGTTTATTATTAAGAGTTGGATCAATTGCGATTGTAAAGAAACGAGCTCTAGTTTCACCATCATTAGGTTCGCAATAACCGTGCATCTTACTTTCAAAGAAATCTTTTTTAGAAAATACTAAATCTAGATAAATTTTATCGTATAACCTTGGACCCAAGAGTTTATGAGCCATCCAACGAACAGCCTTGAGGCATATTTTCTTATCCGCTTTAACTGGTTTACCGATAGTTTTTATCTTCATCTAAACCTCTAGATTGGTAAGCGAGCACCTTTTCTAATATAATTTAGGTTTTCAGCTTCTGCTTGAATTTTAGCTTTCATAGCTGGATCTTTTCTAATCCAAAAGGCTGCTGTTTCAACTTCAAGTTTGTTTTTTTCGCACCACATAACAACAGCATCAATATATTCAATGTTTTTAGATTTGCAAAGTTTTTCAATTTCTTCTACGAAATTAGAATTCTTTAACATAGATTTAATGTCATTTGGTTTCTTCATTATATACCTTTGATAATGGTAGGGGTGGAGGGATTCGAACCCCCTCGAGAACGGTAATCTGCCGCTGAAAGACTTATAAGGTCTCCCTGTGTACCAACACCCACCCCCATAAATGGCGATCTCGGAGCGATTCGAACGCCCGACCTGTGGAGTAGAAATCCATTGCTCTATCCTGCTGAGCTACGAGACCATTATAACCGTTATGAAAATTTAAACCAAGCCCAAACTATGAGACCAGCTGGGATTACGAAATGTTCAAATATCTCGTAAAGACCCATAAACGAAAGTAGTAGCGCGAACCAAATACTAGTCGCAGCACGTCTAGAAACGTAAGCGAACGCTTTAGAATGATAGGCGCCAATCAGTTTTAACAATTTCTGCATTCGTGGTTCCTGTAAAAAGAAGTAGGGATGTTTCTGTTTCCAAGCACACCCCCGAAGCTCATGTGAATCACGCTGCTAGAGCGTACTCACGAGATGCAACATTATCGTTTGCATTTAGATTTAGCGTCTCGGTCTCAAGTATACCTTTGTCACACCTGTCGATCCTAGTATTCGCCCCCAGCAGAGATATATCGGGTGTTCGGAGAAACCTATTACACCATATTTGTTCCGACTATGGAGACCGATATATCTCTGGTGGAGGCGGAGGGTATCGCACCCTCGTCCAGAATGTCTATTTCGTATTCCGTCATCAACCTCAACACAGTATTTATTATACTACAAAGAATATTATTAGTCAAGTGCTAATAATGTTTTACGCTCATCTTCTGTCAAATAATATTCAAAAACAACTTTCATAGCTTCACGAATTCGAACATTAAAATCTAGATTTTCTTTGTCTATTTTGTCTAAACTATCTTTTTCTTGAAGTTCTTTAATATCTTTACAAACACTATTATAGTCATCTGTAAGAACACTTTTAATCAAACCAGAGGCTTCTTCCCAATCAATTGCAATATTATACATTGTTTTCTCCATCAATAAAATTTATTTGTCCTTCGATAACCCTAAATTTAACGCGATTATAGTCATTAAAAGAGTCACCCCCAAACCTGAAATAATCCCTACCACCATCCACAAAAGCGCCATTTTTTCCACCCCTACTATCCCAACGATATCGTGAATATATAACTTCACCTTCTGCTTCTAATCCTTCAAAGATAACATCTTGAACTGCTGACAACCCATCAGTAATCATAAGATCGCTACCATCGTAATAAAGAGCAAAATAATTCGATCCTTGAGGGTGAGCCTTTTCTGTATAAAAGATAGCTGTAGGGAAATTAGCCCAATCGCCAGTTCTTAATTTTACACAACTCTCCAATACATATTTGGCGTTGTATTTTTCTTCAACCTTTTTTACACTTTCAGGATTCAAAAATGAACATTCTGTTTTAACTTTCATCACGACACCTTCATAAGAATAGTATTCTCGTTAATGCGATATTGAAGAGCCTTATCAGTCTTCAACTCATCCATCAACTTCTTAAGAACAATTTTACCACCATTACGCAACTTCTCAAGCACAACTTCTGGTTTACGACCAGTACCCTTAGTCATGCTAGTCTTTTCGTCATAATTGGTGATGCTAGTACCTTTAACTTGTAATCCGCCTCGATCAATTGCACGTAGAACAGTTACAGTCTTATATTTCGTGTTAAACGTCCACAACTCCTGTGCGCCAATAACCTTCTCAGGGTTAATCGAAGCAATCTTATATTCGTTGCTTTCCTTCTGATATTTAAAGTTCTTCAACTTCTTCTCAGTAGAAACAGCGCGAGGCTTGCGAGGAGCACGAGTTTTCTTTGTAACATTAGCATAACGCTCTGCGTCAGAGATAATGTTGTTCAAAAACTCGATACGCTGGTTAAGTTCCTTCTTAGAGTAAGAAGAATAACCTTCTTTGAGTTGATCATCATCTCCTTCAGCTGCTTCAATCATTTCACCCAACCATGGCGTATAACGAGCAATGATTTGCGTGCAATACATGGCAGGGATTTCTTTAGACTTCAACCAGTCGTAAAGAGAAAACTCACTACCCTTATCAATCATTTCTTCAATATCACCAATGATATCATCTGCACGCTCGCGCATACGATCTTGGATAGAAACAACCTGACCTTTTTCTTCCTTGGGCTTCTCTTCTTTTACTGCTTTAAGAAGAACTTCTTTCAAACGATCTTCGACATACTTCGCGGAATCAGAAGGAAGCGTGTAACCTTTGCTCAACAAACGACAAACCCAAGCAACAGTTGAAGGAACCCAAGTGTCTGGAACACGCTTCAACTGTTTAACAAGCTCTGCGCGATTTGTATTCTTAAGATAAGTCTCAATATACTCGCGAGCGTCATTGGTATCGCACATAGAATTATACCAATTAAGAGCGCGAACATATTCTGTTTGAGTAAGAGGCTTGGTGAAAACAGGCTCATCGCCCATATACTTCAGATTAACCAAATACGCTTCGCTACGAGTAACGCGAGCCTTCTTTGGTTTATTTGATTTTGCAATTTTAGAGCGAAGAGCCATTGTATCAATCTCCTAGTTATAAGATATTATACCTTATCTAGAATTAAAAGTAAAGGGAAAGTTGGAGAGGCAGCTTACGCCGCCTCCGCCATTTCTACTGCGAGTTCGAGAGCCTTAGTCTTGAGGTTCTTATTATGACCATACCAAGCGGAAGTAAGACGAGTATCCGCCGAACGACCTGTAAGATGATCAGTCAAGTACGTAACAGCGTTAAAAGGCTGCCACCAAGTGCCTTCGGCGTATTCTGCTCCAGGCTGAGTGTTAAGAATGGAGAAAGCTGTCTGCGCATTCTTAGAGATTTCTTTCTTCTTATTTTCATTAGAACCAGTAACAGGGAATACACGGCAGAAGTAATCGACGATATCTTCTTCCTTAGCCTTCTTAGAGCCGAGGAACTGAGCCATTTCCTTATACTTGGCCAACTTATCCGTAGCAATACCGAGCATATCCTTAACGTCGGCTGCAACGAACTGTTTACGGTGAGAAATCTTCACCATACGCTCAACCTTGCTGTTAAGAGAAAGCGTCAAAGTGTTATTGCAAACAACACGGATAGGTGTAAAACGAACGTCAGTCGAGAAACCATACTTATGAAAGTTCGAAAACAAGAGATAAGAGTCGATTTGGTCGCCCTTAAAGAGTTCGAATGATTCCTTAACCTTAGCAAGACCCCAAACAATCTGACCTTCGCGGAGAGAACCAGCCGTATGCATTTCCATATCACCAGCGGCAACGAACTCATTAAAGAATTCGAATGCTTCTTCATTTTGGACAGGGTTCCAGTCATCGGAAACAACGTCGAGAATGCTATCATCCATAGAACGAACGAGAGCCGACTGGCCGATCTTAACCTGTTTACCACCAACTTCAGCGAATGCAGGAACCTTTGTAACATTCCAATTCAATCCTGCTGCTTCGAGCATCTGTGCAGGGGTCAAATCGGCTAGAACCTTAACACCAAGGCCATGCCAAGGAGTATCTCCTGCATAAGCCATCTGAGCAACGCCATTAACTTCTTCAATCATATGAGCCATAATTTAAATCCTTCTTCGTTAGACCGAACCACTCGATCAACCATATTCTTATAATACCCTACTTCTAATAAAAAGTAAAGCGATTTTTTATAAAAAAAGAGGAGAGTCGAAACTTTCCCCTTTTCGGTTTACTCTTTTACGTTTTTACTAAGCGTCACTTAGTAAAAAGAGGCCATACTGTTCCACCTACGCCTCCACCAATAGCGGCAGAAGTACCAACAGTAGTAGCATAAGTTGTAGTACCGAGAGTAGTAGCTACAGTGCTACCTGCTCCTGCAACAGCGCCAATACCGCCACCAACGACAGTACCGATAGCTGCTCCTTCAAGAGCTGCGCCGAGCTTTGGATGAGCTGGCTTTACAACTTCGCCAGTGCCAAAAAGACCGCCAGCGACGAGAGCGACAATAAGAAATGGTGCCATGGTTTATTTCCTTTTCAATTACCTGTTACACTATAGATTGAGCCGACAGTATCATTATAATTAGTTGGATGAATACCGTCATTGCTTGATGTAATACTAACGGTTTTATCGTAGTATTTGTTTGCCACTTTATTTACAACTTGAGAGGCGCTCAAGTTTACTGGGACAACCCAGACATAAACCTTACATACGGATTGATTCCGTATCATTGTAAGATTTGATTCGAGTTTACCAATGGTTGGGTCATAAGAACCTACAGAAACAATGCAGTATGTATGAAACTTACCGTTGGCTAATTGAACTATGTGAGAACTTGGTTGAGAGGCAGCGGTACGAATTTCACACTGCATTTTATTACCAATGTTTGTGGCGATCTCATCACCAATAGCTACGCAATCAAACATTATTCGTAACTTTCATGATCATAGGTACGATCACATACACGTTCATAATATTCACGACCGTATTGATCAATAAAACGCTTATTCCAACAGATAACAGTTGGCTCATCGTGATGATGATTGAGTAACATACCACCAACAATAAGCCCACCAATAATACCTAAACCAATTGCGGCTCCGTTATCATGGTAGTGGTATCTAGGATAATAACGGTATTGATCAGCAAATGCAGAGGTCGCAACTAAACATACAGCTGCAACGATCATAAATCTTTTCATATCACACCTTTTTCTTGATATCTCTCAGAATTTCGTGGATTTCTTTGTGCATATCCACTAAAGCTCTATGGTCTTCAATAGCACGCTTTTCTGCTACGTCAGCTTGATATTTCTGACCGACCATAATTATAGGAAGAAGAACTAATTGTAGGAGGGAACTAGAGATGAACATGACAATAGTAGTCCAACTCTCGTTAAAAAACGGTATCATCACCAAAAACATGAATGCATAGGCGCACCACATGGTTGAAACAATGGAAACCACATGTTCAGCTATTTTTTTATTAAAGTGATTGATACGCGATGTTATTTTCTTCATAAGTCTATTTATACATCGTTTCTTTCACGTTGTAAAATATAGCATTAGCTGTCTTCATTACGTCTTTATCGTTCTTGGGTTTGCTTAAAACAGTGTCAACAACAATCCACTCATCAGAATATCGTTCAAGTAGAACGTCAAATTTCGTTTGTCCATCCCAAGTAACCTTGATATTTGTAATTTTATCGTGAATTAGTGTTTTTTTCATGTACCTCAATCCAAAAATGAATAATAATGATCAACCATTCTCTTAATTTCGTCTTCTACTTCGTCTTGATAATAGTCCATATCCATCACAGCAAGTAGAAAATACTCATAATCATCCTTACAAAGAGTGTTTTTAACGAGTAGCTGATATTGTTCAGCGGTTTCTGGTAGATCTTTTCCTTCTAAAAAAAGTTGGAGTTCGAACTCTCCGTCTGCGGGAGTTACTTGGTGAAACGCTTCATCCAATTCTTCCTGAGTTGTTTTGTTTTTTCTAAAAGGAACTACGACACCCATTACTTGTTTTTATCCCGAAAATTTTTTGATTTATCTCGATCATCACGGACGATCCTAACCTCAATTGGGGGAAAAATATTACCACTACGCCATGGCGCAATAGCCATTTTATAGAAAATCCACCAAGCCACCAAACCACCAAAAATAATAACTAACACTTACTTATCTCTTTTGGTAAATTCAACAACACGCTTTAAAGAGGGATGAAGTAAATATCCAGGCTCCGCATAGATCTCAAGATCTTTAAGCCATTTTGCCACGCCATTGAGAATGTCAATCATTTGATCATGATCATTCTTAATCTTAATATAATGATCTAGAGTAATATTGTCTGCATGCCTCTCAGTCATTCTTTTCTCCAATCATAACAGGGAAACCGTTCTTGGTAAGTTGCTCCGCAACCCAAGCCATGTGTTTATCCTTAATCTTAGCATATACATGACCATTTTGCACAGGCTGATTATGGAAACGATGAGCCGAAGCTTGTGCAATTTCGAAGAGCAAATTAATGAGCTTTTGTTCTCTTTCCATAATTATTCGCTTTCTAATTTTTCTAACATCGCTTCTGTGAGCCAATCCTGTGCAGCCGCTAGCGGCAGCAGTGCAGCCGCTACATCGCCATCTTCTAAGGCATCCCATGCAGTGGTGATGTTTTCTTTCATAGTGTGTATTTTATTCCGCAACCGCTCAATCTCAGCATCCTTTGCCAAGATAAAATCTAGAAGCTCTCCTGCACCAACCCCATTAACCTCAAACCATAACCCTGAAGTGCGAGAATCTTCTAATTCCATCATCCAATCAGTTGTCATCATCACTCATCTCCCTTTAGTGCGGCACGGGCAACTTCATCTACATAACCAAGAGCAAATCCCTCACTTTTGCCGCCGTTGCCATAATTCTCAATTGCAATTCGGATAAGGTTCAACGCTTCCCGCAACTGCTCAATCTCTTTTTCTGCATTACGCAGGTTTTCCTC